GTTGCGATATCGTAGAGAGGGCTTAGGATTCCTAGGCCATCCCTAAAACCCAGGAGGAGTTGCTTTGCGACTTCCTTCGGGATTGCGTCAGTTTTTGGATCAAAGATCCAAGCCCCCTTTATAAGTGGGCATAAAAGAGATAAACCTTCGGGTTATCTTTTGTGTACCGCTTATTTAGTAACGTCGTTACTGGTCCAACGGACCCATTGGGTCCGTTAGAACCCCTGTAGATGTCCAACGGACACTCAGGTTGGGTAAACCTATCTGTACTTCCTCAATGAGGTCGCACGGTAGGAACACTCCCCTTACAGGGACGCTCATTACAGTGGAGCCAACGTCATAGAGGAGTCCTTGCGGACGCCTCTTTAATGCCGTTTTCAGGGTGGCCTCGTCGATGACGATGTCACCCCTATAGGTCAGATCCCATAAATTGGCGTATCTGACCTTGAGGTTTTGCGTGTTAAACGCTTGCCTCGTGGCTTTACCTGTAAAGATTTCCTTGAAAAGGAAGGGCTTGAGGAGGCGATCTATCAGATCTTCCCTCCCCATAATCTTCTTCCGACTAAGTCGGGAGGAGATAACTGCATCGGAGACACCATTGGTGTCGACGAGCAGTTTGGCTTCCGCCCACGTCATGGACGGTACCATCGGGAGGACATATTCTTTGATTATGTCCTCCAGAACCGCTTTCTCGCTCGAATCGAGAGAGTAACCGCGGTAAGAATTATTCGAAAGGAATCCTTTGAATAATTCTAGGGTTTCCGGGTCGGCACTGCCTTCCGCAAACTCCTTAACCAGCAGCCTACTAGGCGCCGGTAGCTTTAGGACCAGATCTTGTAGATCTTGTTCAAGCCATAGCCCTGTCCCCCCGAGATACTCGGGAAGAAGGACATGCCAGAAGACACCAGAGGTGTTCTCCGGCATGAAGGGGCCCATTCTTTGAAAGAATCGGTCCCTTACCATCTTCACCCACTTTGTGGGGAAGCTGGTGTTGTTAAGCCAGCGTAGGGTTCTACCCAGCTGCTTAGCTTTACCTATAGCGACGTTACGATCACTAACTATCTCAATGTTCGTTGAACACGGGGATAGTAAACGGACCTTCACACTATCAACGAAAGGTGAAGATTCGTAACCCGAATAGCTATCATTGATAGCCTTAGGGTTCACTCCATTGAACATCTTTGATACTTCAAGGAGCTTTTCACAGTATCTCACGAATCGTGAAGACACTGAGTGTTTTGTGGGTGAGATCTTTGATCCCGCCCGCAAATGAGTGCGAGTTATCTCATTGAGATACTCCACTGGACCGACAGCGATGTGATCGTCTCCGCCAACGGCGAAGGCCCTCCAAGGTACTTGGACAGGATGTCGGTAATCGACCTTTAGGAATTTCCTAATGGCGATTTCCTCACAGCTCAAGTTGAGTAAAGTGAGGACAGTCTTGGTGAGAGGTTCTCCCATCAAGACTCCACGACTGGCTGTATAGACTTCGTCTTTACAGACAATCAGACGATTCGAACAGAGAATCTCTGTTGCGATATCGTAGAGAGGGCTTAGGATTCCTAGGCCATCCCTAAAACCCAGGAGGAGTTGCTTTGCGACTTCCTTCGGGATTGCGTCAGTCGCCTCTTTGAGGTCTGACGAAAGGCACTTGCTTCCCTTAGGGAAGTCTTTGGCCTTAGCGATCAGGTACAGGTATTGCCAAGCTTGATCTACTCTCATCAGCCCGCATTCTGCGGACGGGTGAGATGCGAGAAACGCGCGTGTTACGTGCGCTGTCGCCTGCTGTAAAATATTGACCCAATATGGGCCAGTAGTTACGATCCGAGCTTTAAACCCAGGTTCTGGGACCGCGAGGACACGAACGGGAATTCCGTTGGATTTTCCTTCGTTTGCCCAAACCTCCTCCTTGTAGGAGAGGAATGCGCATACAATGAGTTGGGAGCCAATGGCTTCATCCAACCCAATGTAGTAGACCCTAGCGCTACGGAGTATCTCCGGCGAAAGGTCTCCAAAGGTGAGATCCGGATGTTCAGTGAGCACGGACTCCCTACACCAGTGACGGAAACGAGGTTCTCCCTTAGGGCAGAACATCCTCCCCATTGGTGTTTCGATTATCTCGTCGGCCAGAGGTCGATAGGATAAGATCGGTTTGCAGGTTTCAATGATTTCCTGGGCCCTTCCTCCCTCCTTCGTTGTACGAAAGAAGGAACCGGCGCTGCTCATAGAGATATGGGCAGCACCTTCCGGGCCAGGTCCCGCTTTGCGGCACCTCCTACCAATTAACCTCGCGGCCTCATAGAGGTCCGTGAGGATACTGTCATCGGGGCCATAGGCCTCCGTTACAGTGGACCTGAACACCTGCATTGCACGTGAACAGGCCTTTCGATCTGCAGCTGGAAGCTGCCGTGTCGATGATAGATGAGCAAGGCCTTCTAGGTCGTGCTTATCATAGTTCCCAGTGAGGACTCTCTGAATCCTCTCGAGGGCCAAAAGCCTACGGAAAACGTTATTAGCGTTAATCTGGGGCCTATCACGTGTCTCTGATTCAGAGGCAGTGATTAGTATGTAGTTGACAAAGTCCTTCCACATACTCATGATATCCCGCAGTCCATAGGACCCGGTTATCATAATCTTCTTCACAAGAATCTTGAGAAGAGGATACTCCTTCCCTCTCATAAAGATGGAGGAGTCAAACAGTAGGAGCGAATCGATGATTCCCTCAACGAACTGTTCAATTCTCCTGATATCAGTTACTGATCTCGAGGAGAATATCCGAGCATCATTTTGGGAAAAACCAAAATCGGTCTGGAGCGTCTTATAAAGGCGCTCCCGCCCGTGAGATTCATTGAATCTCATGCTCCTATACTGTAAGCACTTTCTAAGTACTGTACAGTTGCGGGGTGGTAGGCAGTAGTCTCCATTCTCGTAGGTCATGGGCAGATAGAGTCTGAATCCTGTGACAGGTTTACCGGGTGAGGCCCGAAGGCGTCTCACCATTGATAAACCTTATCAAAAGGGGGCTTGCTA